AGTCTGTCTGCCAACAAAGGCCGAATAATCTCGCCCCAAATACGAGGGCGCATATCTGCATACTCATCTAGCACAATCCCATCAAGGTATAAGCCACGTAAAGAGTCAGCATTATCAGCACCAAATAACCGTATTCTTGCGCCATTTATTAGCTCCACCCATAGTTCAGATTGATTAGCTTTAGCCATTACAGGCTTACTAAAGCGTAACAAATAGTCCCAGGCGATATTCTTGGCTTGGCTGTAATATGGTGCAACATAGGCATACCGCCCATCTTCTTTGCCCTCTATTAGTGCCTTGTAGATTAATTCATTAATGCAGCTAACAGTTTTGCCACACCTACGGTGAGCTACGATAACAGCCCAACGCTGCTGTCTTTCGTGGAAATCTAGGAATACATCACGAGGTTGGTAGTCTAACTCTATCTCTTGGACTATTTCTTCCAAGACACCACCATGCGTACTGGAGTCTTTTCATCACCTACAACTTCAGTACGAGCAAGTTTAGGCACAGAGTATTCAACTAAATTTTGAACTATCTCACAAGCTTTAGCAGGATTAGGCTGAACAATCCATTTTCCAGCTTGGTCATCAAATATGCCTTCTGCGGTGCTTACAATCCACGATTGAATAAATGGTAGGTTAGCATCAAGCAAAGCTTTAATAGCCTCACGAGCCTCTGTAGTTGCTTTATTAGGCACTCCTGGCTTACGACCACCAGTCTTTTTTCTACTTTCGTCTACTTTATTATCCATACATTCTCAAGTAATTGATTTGTAAGGGTTTTATTCTACACTCTTTTTATTAAACTGTTCTTCTAATAATTGTTGTCTAGTTTTTGGTTTTTCTTCAGGCATTACAGCAGGTATAGCAGGTAATCCAGCAAACATCTCTTTACCAAACTTCTTAATTAAGCTCTTACGCTCCTCTGGGCTAGCATAAGTGTATATATCCTTAACTCCTGCTTTCTCGAGGATTGTTCTAGCTTTGTCTGGTAAATCACTAGGTACTAATGCGCCTTTAAACTCACCAATGCTTACTGCTCTTTGCGGCTTAATTTCAAAATATTCAGTAGGCATTTGCTTTAAGCCATTGATATATGTAGAAATATCAGCTTTTAGCTCTTTTGGTATTTCAGGATAAATGCGGTCTAATATATTTATATTGCCTGTTTCTGCCACTTCAGATAAAGCATCTGAATAGTCATAGTTTTTGTTTAATTGTTTTAGTCTGCTGCCTAAATCACTATAAGCTTGATTAGATTGCTCTTTGACTTTAGTGAAATCTTCATGCGAAACTAATTTATCCCTGTTTTTAATAATTTCATCAAACTTTTTAAATCTTGGGGTGGCTACAGCTCTAAGACTTCCTGCTCCGTAGTTATAACCCTCAGTACCAGCGCCACCTTTCATTTCTTTAACAATGTTTTCAAGGTTGGCAGGCGCATATTTTCTGTTTCCTGCGTCAGAATATCCTTTAAATAGTTGTTCTTTAACTTTTACTCCATTTTCAGGAAGCGCTGAATTAAAACTATCTAACCAAGAATCAAATTCTCCTTGATTGGCTTGGCGCAGCTTAGATACTTGTTCGTTAAATTGCCATTTATCTGCGTAATCAGCAGGATTAGGCAAAATTCCTTTTTCTTGTAAAAATTTAGCTTGGACTAGCTTGTTATCAGGTGCATTACCAATGTTATCTAAAAGATTACCTAACTCTTGTTCTCCTCTTGGCAATTCTTTAGGTAAGTCACCAAACATGGATTTAAGATTTTGCTCAGACTTTGTGTCCATGCTATACAGTATTTCAGGCTTGCGTTTTGTATAAGCGTCTGATTTAAAAGCTAAATTTGTTTTAGATGGCACAGCCATTTCTTTGCCGCCAACTAAAGTAATATCCCCAAATGACTCTAATGGAGCATTTGTTTTACTAATAGCCATAGAAGGTACTGGCATACCGCCTAACTTTTCAGCACCATATAATTTTTCAGGCGTTAAATTGTGATGCACAATCATTTCTTCACCAGCTTTAACACCTGGTATAAACTCTGACATTAAAGCATTGGCAATTTTATTAGGGGCAACAGTACCCATAAAATTAGGCACTTCAGTCATTACATTGTTAAATGCTTGTTGGTTGCCTACTTGTATGCCTTGTGGGGTCATTTGCAACGCAGCGTCTATGTCTTGGCGTTGTTTTGCAAGGTTTTGCTGAGTTGTTTGCGGCAAACTTGCTATATGTTGTTGCAATATAGAAGCCATACTAGGCACTGTAGGTGCAGGAGCAGCTAATTCACCGTTTTGTGAATAACCAGTCTGACGTAGAATTTCAGCTAATGTAGCCATTACGCTATATCAGGGTCGTGTATTTTATTTAAAGCATCAGCAAGCATTTGTTTACGCTTCATACGCTTGTTTTCTAACTCTTGTAGCTTATTGTATTTATTGGCTACGTTAAGTTCAGGCTCACGATTATCTTTGCGGCCTACTACTGAAGGTAATGTAACAGCCATATTAAGCCTCTTTAGTTACGTATTTACTATATGCTTCTTCTAGTTTTGCTTTGCGCTTGCCTTTAGCATGAGTTCTTTCTTCAGAAAGGGCAATAGCCACACTTTCTGCTTTGCTTTTCCCAGCTTTTTCTTCGGCTTTAATGTTTTTTCCTACGCTTTGTGCGCTTCCGCTTTTGTCCATTGGCATAATATTTCCTTACTTAAGATATTTGAGTTTGTAAATTGTGCTGTCAATTAACTGTTGTATTTCAGCAACAATATTAACCAACTCTTGTTTTTTTGGTAAATCTTTATTTGCCTCTTCAACAAAATTCTTTAATGACTCCAAATATTTAAGAGGTTCTTTTGGCTGATGATATGTGGCTGGAAATTGTTTTATTTGCTCATAACATCCCATATAAGATTCAACATAATCATCAACCAACTCGATTATTTCGTCATAATATTTGGCTAAAGCCTTGTGCTGGGAATAAGAATTAGTAGACCAATGAAAAAAATGGGCATTAGTGCTGCTATGAAGCAGAGTAGCTGCAAATAAAGCGACATTTTCATTCATAAATCACCTTTATAGTTCGTACAATTTTAGCACTTCTAAAGACTCTTGCACAGAATTTACTCGATGAAGTGGGCCACCTTTCCAATTAGCAAATAATTTGATTTGTAGCGGAGTTAGTTGCTTGTCAGCACCATCCTTGACCTCAAGTAAAATTGTTTGGTCTGCGTAACAAGCCAGTAAGTCAGGGATTCCTCCTCCAACCGTGTGCAAAAGAAACACTTGTGCGCCATAATCTCGCAATGCTTTTACAATATCCTTTTGATTTTTATCTACTTTTTTTATATAAGACATAAATATATGTTAGCGTTCATCAACTTACAGTATAAAGGCAAATAAATGGCTGGCTATTGGTTATCTGACGAAGAATTTATTGAACAATGGAAAATAATTGGTTCACCAATAGCTTTTGCAAAATCTCATGGAATCTCAGAAAGAGCGACTTATAACCGTAGACGCTCTATTGAAAACAGATTAAACATTAAATTAGACAGTTTTAATGACCGTAGGCTAAATGATTACAAGAAAACAGAGCAAACTGTAGGAAACACTCGCAGAGGAATGGAAATAAAAAAAGGTCGAGTTATTGTTTTTTCTGATGCTCATTTTTGGCCTGACCAGACTACAACCGCATTTAAAGCGCTTTTAGAATGTATAAAAGAATATAAACCTAATGCTATCGTGTGTAATGGTGACGCTTTTGATGGGGCATCTATTAGCCGTCATCCACGTCAAGATTGGTCTAAATTACCCACAGTAAAAGAAGAGTTAGAAGCGGTGCAATATTATTTGGGCAAAATTGAATCTGTTGCAAAAGGCGCTAAATTATTTTGGCCTTTAGGCAACCATGATGCTAGATGGGAAATGCGTATTATTGAAAATTTACCAGCTTTTGAAGGAGTTGTAGGAACAACATTAAAAGAGCATTTTCCAGCATGGAAGCCTTGCTGGTCTTTTTGGGTAAATGAAGATACTTGTATTAAGCATCGCTGGAAAGGAGGGTTTAGCGCAGGTAGGGCTAATTCATTAAATTCTGGCGTAAACATGATAACAGGGCATACTCACCATTTATCAATAATGCCTGTGTCTGACTATAACGGTACTCGGTGGGGGGTTCAAACAGGCACTTTAGCCGATTTACATGGTCAGCAATTTTCTTATACAGAAGATACTCCTAAAGATTGGAATAGTGGGTTTGTAATGCTTTCTTTTGAGCGCTCAAAATTACTTCAACCTGAAATGATTAGAGTATGGGATGAAGATGAAATTGAATTTAGAGGAAAAATTCATAAAGTATGAAAATTACTCCAAAAATTCTTGAAGGAATTTATTTAACTTTAGCTAAATGCGAACCATTTATTAAATGGGATTTGCCGCCTAGCGAGTTGTGCAGATTTGGTGTGGTTGATGATAATAATGTAATGGCAACTTATGAATATGATGAATCATTAGCAAAACCGCATATATTTCATATATCAAAAGCTAGGTGTGGTTTTTTTGATACCTGTGTTAGAAGTATGGCACATGAAATGATACATTGCTCAAGGCATAAATCTGGCAAATGGACATTACATGATGAAACTTTTAAACGCAGAAAAATGTTAGTAGGACAAATGCTTGGATTTGATGGCCATGAGCTTTAAAACTGCAAACTAATCCATGTTGCAATAATTGGCAATAAAATAACTAGCACTCCAAACATCAGCAATATGTCACTCATTCCAGGCTCTCTTTGACTTTCTGTAATAACGCTTCCTCGGTTGTTTTCCATTTTCTTTCAAAAGCCTTTCTACCAAGTCCGTGAATACCATTGTTTCCTCTGTGATGCTCAGGGCAGAGGGGGATAATTGGGCTTGTAGCTCTGATACCAGCTCTGCGAATGTGGTGTAACTCGGCAGGGCTACCTTCATACCCAAGCACGGTACTGCACAATATACAACCGAGTCTGGCAACTCTGCCCATATAGTTTTTTTCATTTTTTGTTGCCATCAGCGTATTGATACCATGATTTATACCATTCCTTAAAAGACCCAAATCCTAAACCAGCTTTAAAAGGCTTGCCATCTGAAGTGTATTGCCAAAATTCTTTTATATTTGTTCCGTTATCTGTATCACCAATAATAACAATAACCATAAATCTAGTATTAGCTGCCAATGCTTGCAATAATCGTTTTTGGCCTTCACTCATTTTTTCGCCAGGACGCTTCCATTCCATAATTAAAAAATGTCCATTGCGCTCTGCTATACCATCTACATTGCTTGGCGTAAATGCAGTGTTTGACTCAATCAGACCTTTAAAATCACTATAGTCTGTGTGACTAGCAAACATATTACGCATTAACTTAGCCATTTTTTCCTAACTTGTTCATAAGTAGAAAATTCTAATTTAATAGTTTCATCAGCAAGGTAATGGGCTATTTTTGTAGCTTTATTGAATTCACCTTTAAGAGTGGCTAAATGGTAAGCTTTAAGTAGCTTTTGAATGTTTAAATAGTTTTCAGAGTAATCTGTCATTTGGTTATTCTTTCAATGTTTCTATTGCTTGCTTCTTGGCTGCGCCATGCTTCAAAACGCATTTTGGCGGCTTCTAATTGCCATCTAAGGGCTTCTGCTTCTTCTGTTGCCAATCCAATGGCTTCACATAGCTCTTGGTAAGGCTGCGACTTATACGCATCCATCTCTTTTGCCCCAATCGTTGTTGCCGTAGATTTAGACATTTCAATAGCTTTAAGAGAATGTTTAAATGCCTCAAATTGAGCAAGCTCACCTTTTGCTTTAGCGTAAAGTGGCGCTGTTTTAAATATAAAATCAATCGCATCATTTGGGTCTTTCATTTGAGGTTCATCCATAGACCGATTTGTGCTGCTGCATAGCCAAGCCAAATTAAACAGTTTGACAATGACCCTTTAAAGTATTGTGCTAAACCAACCACTAAATACCCAAGTCCTGTTGCTGCGACAATATACCTTTCATACATCCCCATTCTCCCCTATTGCCAGCTTGATAAGCTGTGTAAAAATCGTTTAATAAATTTGGATTAATATTTTTTTCAACAATGTAATTTCTAAACCATTTGAGGCCTTTTTTAGACCTTAAATAACAAAGAAATCTTATTGCACATCCATGTCTAAAACTTTCATGCATTTGACTTTAAGGCTTGCATAAGTGTCATAGCCGTTACCCATAATTCCCAATTCCCTAGCTTTAGCTTCAATTCCTTCATTGCTAAACATCCATTCTTTGCTAATTTTTTCTTTTTTCGGTTTAATTATTAATTCATCTTCCCATCGTTCTTGATTTAACCAAGTAGCAGGATGAGGAATAAACTCTAGTTCGGTTTCTTTTGCTTTCCAATATTGACAATGTGTGTCAATAGCTTTTGCAGCCATAAGTTGTTGCTCTGCGGATAATTTACATCAGGCTTTTCTTGCAACTGCTTTAGCAATTTTTCGTGGATATAAAGACCAAAATTCATCAAACATTAGTACCCCTTAAAATGGCGCTGGTTCAAATGCTGACCAGTCAAATTTAGGTTTAAGTTTTGGCACATAACGCCAAGACCAATTTGTATATGTTTTTAAAATATGGTTTGCTTCAGCTTTGGTTTTTACCCAACGCATTAGCTCGCCATGTTCGTCATAAATTAAAAACATCATTGTAAAACACGTGGGCTTGACGGTGTTGATGGGCTAGACGGTACTGTATAACCTGCATTTCCAACTACATTTGTAATAACACCGTTTGGATTTGTGAGGACAACTTGATTTGGGTAAATCGTTGCCGTTTGTGTTATGTAACCAAGTGAATTTACAAATTGTGCGGTATTTCCGTTAATTTGTACTGTTCCTTGATTGTAACCTTGTGAGCTAGTTACTGGATAAGTTTGCGCTTTTGCTGGTACACCGTATGCAAACATACAACCAAGTAATGCGCCTAATAAACAACTGCCTAAAAAATCTTTCATTTAATTCCCCTTAAATGTTTACTCGTTATTGAGTATTAGTAGTTTCTTCTTGTTTTTTAAGATTGTCATTAGGTATTTTCCCTAATGTTGTTTTTAAGTTACTAGACTGTTAATAGATAGTCTAGTATCAGTCTTTAGGTACATCCCAAGAGGTTTAAGCGAACCTAGCCTACCTAGGTTGCCTTCA